CGTGTATATATTGTGATTGTAAGATATACCAGGAAGCTCAACCGTGTATAGAAAGGAAGGGCTAATGCCTGATTTGGATACGAAGAAACCTTTTAAGGGGTTTATTGGTGGTTGGATTCTGTTATCGGATGGTCGGATACTCGGCGAGTGTTATGTCACTGACATTGAGGAGCGTCAAGAGTGGGATGTTATTAAAACCAGTCCGATGGTTGCAGGTTTGTTGGTTGAGAATGGTGCTGTTGAAACTCGGAACGGTATTTATATTCTCGGCAGTCCAGTAAAGGAGGGAGCTGATGTTGCAGGGTAAGTTCAGTGGCGAGGGTGGCACCTGGTTGGAGAACATTTATTTTAAGACCCGTAAAAGGATGATAGCGTCGAAGGTTAAATACTTTGGGGCGTATCATAAGCAGTACCCGTTGTACACTAGACGGGAGTTGAATCGTTGCAGTTGGTGTAAGCATAAAGATTATATGCCTTTTTATGCTGAGAATGGGCGTGAGTATTTTCATACTGATATGGAAACTGATCTGCCTATTTGTGGCGAGTGTGAGTTTGAGAGAAGTTCAAATAATAGGGGATGGTAATGAGTAGAATGAAAGAATATTTGGAAGATTTGCAGGAGTTGGATGAGATTTTGCAAAAGTTTTATAAAGTTCGCGCTATCAGAGAGCAGCGTGACCCGATGCCAGAGGATTTCGAATAATGGACATGTCAGAATTGTATGAGATGCAACGTGAACAGCTTGAAACTGAGCTGAGGCAGAACGCTACTGTTGAGGACATGGCGCAAACTTTGAGTGTCGCTGAGTCTAAAATACTGGACGGTGTGTTTAATAGTTTCGTCACCGAGTACATGCGTGAACACGGGATGATAGTCGATTGATGAAACTATTAGTAGCTGGAGTGTGTTGTCTTGCAGCCTGGTGGCCTGCTGTTCCCCTTCAGGAAGCTCAGAGACCCGCGCCACCTGTGTTGACTACAACAACTACCACAACGACGACGACTGTGTTGGACAAGTTGTGGGCACCTGAACGGTTGTATAATTATCCATTTGGGATGTATAAACGTGGATCGGATGTAGTCGAATTGCAGAAGCTTGTCAATGTGTCTGTTGACGGTGTGTACGGGCATAAAACTAGACGGGCGCACATCAAATATTTGGGTGGAGCTGAAGCAGTGTTAGCTGACTGGCATTCTGATCTGCCTACCCGATTCCATCAGGATAAGAAAACTTTACGAGAGTTGGTTGATATCTATTGGTTGAACGACCACTCTGAGTGGGCGCTGAGGGTTGCGTTTTGTGAGAGCAGCGCGATGCCTGATGATACGCACAATGATGCTGTGTCTGACGCTTTAGCTGTCGGTGCTTTTCAACACCTGGCAACCTACTGGTCGTACAGGTCGAAGCGTGCAAACATGGCAGGTTTCAGTCCGTTTGATTTGGAAGCGAACGTAGCAACAGCAGCGTCGTTGTTTTATGATAGTGGATCTAATGGGTGGAAACATTGGAGTCCATCTAAAAAGTGTTGGGATCAGAGCGGTCTCACAGTAACAGAAAGGAGTGGTTAATGGCAGAGATATTAACCGAGTTCCCGAAATCAGTGCAACGCACTGAGAGCTATGATTGGAGCGGATGGTTTGACGGGGTTCCCCGTGTGTTATCACAGGGAGTTGATTTTAATACAAAAGTTGATTCTTTTAGATCGTCTGCGTATCAGGCGGGTAAACGTAGGGGCATCAAAATAAGGGTACATACTTATGCTGATGGTAAACGTATTGCTATACAGTCCATTACCTCACCGCTGGTGGGATGACATAATGTTGACGAGTGGGGGCTTGATCGTATGGGGGTGCGTCAAGTCTCCGCTCGCAGCTAGGAGGAAGCTATGAGAACTGATTTAGAAATACAACGCAGAATTATTAACATGGGCGCTGGTCTAGCTACTACCAGGTGGGTGGTTGTGCAAGACGGTAGGATACGTGAACTGTTCCAAGATTATGACAGAGCTGTCGAGTATGTGACAGTGTTGACACGAGACTGGGAATCGCAAGACGAATGAAAGTTTTGAATTTGTACGCTGGTGTTGGAGGCAACCGTAAACTGTGGAGTGATGTGGAAGTTACTGCCGTTGAGTTCAACCCGAAGATAGCAGAAATATATAACCATCATTTCCCTGAGGATAGGATGATACTAGAAGATGCTCACGAGTTTCTTCGTAACTATGTTGATGATGGGTGGGATTTTATTTGGTCGAGTCCTCCATGTCAGTCTCATTCACGGATGGCTATATCTGGGCGTAACAAAAAACCCCGTTACCCTGACATGCAGCTTTATGAGGAGATTATTTTGTTGCAGACTTACAGCAAAAAGTTTGGGTTTTCTTATTGTGTTGAGAATGTTCAACCGTATTACGAAACTTTGGTTGAAGCTCAGAAGATTGGTCGTCACTTATTTTGGACAGATTTAGATTTGTCGAGCGTGGAGGATGTTCCTTCCCCACCAGGATTTATTAAAAAACAAAACGCTGAGGCTTCTAAACAGATGCAAGAATGGCTTGGTATTAGCTGGGATCGTCACGTGTATTATGACGGCAACCATGATGTTACACAGATTTGGCGTAACGCAGTCCACCCCCTTATAGGTAAACAAATAATAGAAAGGAAACATTATGACATTGAAACCATCGGGTGAGCATACAGCTATGACCCGTGAAGAATATTTAAGGCAACGCGACAAGGAAGCTAAACAACCTGAACGTAAACGCACCACTAAACACAAGTCGTCGTACCATTCATGGGGTTCAGAATGAATCCCGTGTGGGGTACTGTGCCTGTTAAAGCTGAAGGCGCAGAGCATCCTCTGGGGCGGTCTGTGTGCGAGCTGAAGATCTTCGTTGAGCATCCCCCATCCTGGCATGTCGGTGACGTGGTGGATGAGCTGATGGATGTAGTCAACGAAATCACAGAAGACACCCGCCTCGTAATTTTAGGTGCTATAAAAAATTAAAAAAAAATTTTAAAAAGTCTCTGACCTGCGGTTTTACAATTTGATTTGGTCGGTTTAGAGGGTGTTTGTACAACTACGATTTGACAAGGTGTGTTATAATATATTCGTAGATGCAAATAGCATTTACAAATATACACACATCGAGGGAGGTGAAAGTGAGAAAAGAGTTAGACATAGTTGGAAGCGATTTCGCTCTCAACGTCTACTGGGGAGACAACTCCACGACTCGCATAGGTACTGCTGAACATGCAGCACGCCTAGCGAAGCGTGCGGAGTTCCTAAAAGGACAACAATAGTCCTGGTCTCCTAACTGACTAAGCATCGGCGCTCTAAGGGGCGTGGCAACAGAACCCTTAAAGAAACAAAGACTTGACGTACTGGTCTGAGTCAACTACTTTTATACACAACAGGAAACCCCTCTTTCCTGTAGGGAACGGGGGGCTAGGTTAAACTTCCTTTCTTTAGTCCCCCGTTTCCACCTCCCACGAAAGGAAGAACATGTCAGAAGAACAAACCATCGAGGAACGGTTACAACGTTTAGAGGAAATAGTCATCCTCCCCGAACAAACATTAGCTGACGTTGTAGGCATCAACTATCTCACCATCCAAGAAGCGTTAACCAGGATCGGAGATTTTGTTTACAACCAACAAACAGCTTACGAATATTTTTTATCAGAGATAGCTGAACTAATCTCACCGCAATATCAGAGAATCCAAAAAGACTCAGAAGAAATAGACATCGAAAGAAACTTTAAAATAATACAAGGCGAAAAAGAAACAGATCCCCCTAGCCTAGGCTAGTAGCTGGGATACTCGGATGTAGTCAATACCAGCCTAGCCTAGTACTAGCCTAGCCTAGCGGGGGTATTCTTTACATGTCAAGAATATATGTTAAGGTGTAACGCATGGTACAAAAATCAGTGTGGTTAGAAGATGACAGGATCATCCTCAGACAGTCATGGTTAGGTAGTTTAGCTATGTGCCCTGAGCGTGCAAGACAAGACATGCTGGGCATCTCTAAATCCACCGAGTCCACATCAACGATGATAGGCAGCGCTGTGCATCACGGCATCGAAATGTGTCTACAATCTTTTATTGACACAGGTGAACACACCAGTCGGGATCAGACGATAGCCGACTCGTTGTCGTACTGGAATGACAACGGGCATGAGATCGTTCGTTGGAACCACAAGAACGAAGAAGAATGTTTAGAGATCATCGAGCTGAACTCTGCCGTGTGGTGGGATGAGGTGCGATCAGATTTGTTTCCAAGATCTGTTGAACACAAATTTGAGATCCCGCTGGTGGTGGATCACAAACCTGAAATCTGGTTGCATGGCACGATCGACCTGTTGCAACATCACCCCGCTCCTATAGTCGATTGGAAAAATCCTGGTCGTAAACCTCACGACGATTGGGAAAAGAAACGGTGGTCTGTTCAAGCTGCTGCTTACACGTTCGCTGTCGCCTCAATGATTGATGGTGGCATCAACGAACCGATGCAATTCGAGTTCGTTCATCTTGTGAAAGGCAAAGTTTACAAAAACCTTGTCGAGTGTGGACCCGCTGACTGGGCTAGTTTGGTTGCTCTTGCTAGGTCAGCGGGAACACTAATCACAGCGGACCTACCAGTGTGGCCTCTCCAAATGAGTGGCTGGCACTGTTCACCTAAGTGGTGTGGCGCATGGTCAACATGTCGTGGTAGGTTTGCGGGTCCAGACCCGTTCAAGCAACTATAGTTAGGAGAAACTATTATGCCAGAAGGCAATTCGTTTACGGTTTTCCGTAGACAAGTAATACAAACAGGCGAATATGAGCCTGCTGAAGCGTCATGTTCAGTGACCATCACGGTGACTGACGGCGCGACCCAAGAAGAAATAGTTAAACAGATCGAAGAATGGGGAACCACTCTCGACATGGCAAACTATGAGGCTTTGGGAGTCGGATATGAGGTGACAGAACAAGGAGTGCGGAGGCTTTCCAAAAGTGTTCCCTCAAACAACGCGAGTGATCCCGTGGCGAAACCAGCCGCGCGGCCTGAACGTTCAGGTGGTGTCGGTTCCAAAGAATCGTATTGGGATGATTTGATGAACAACAAAGGCGACTGGTGGAACCCCAACTGGGAGAAGAAACTAGACGGCACGTTCAACAACCTTAAAGGACCCGACTATAAACACAAGAAAGACAACGACAAAGCATTATGGTTGTCTAACCAAGATGGCAGCTCACAAGTACCTGACCATTTTGTTTGCCCGTTCACTAACAAAAATAGTGATGAGCTAGGAAAAATAGGTAAGCAAATACGCGCACGTATCTAACCTATGGAAATACAAACCCCCGAAGAAGTGAGTCGTCGCCTCGCAGCAGCGCAACAAACTGTTGCAGGCGAAACTCCTTCGGATCAAACAACCGAAGTACACCCACCCACACCAGGCGGAGAGAAACCCACCTCATTTGTTTTAACCTCCGCTGTTGTAGACAACCTGATAGGTTTCGTTTCAAACCCGACAGAACGCTGGTATCTGGGACTCAGTGAAATAGATTTAGCGACACGTGGTGTCGGACGTGGCGAAGTGATGATGGTCGTAGGTAGATCACACACAGGCAAATCGCAAATGCTGTTGAACAGTATCGTGTGGAACCTAGTCAACCAACCAGACGCGCATGTAGTCATCTTTTCAATGGATGAACCTAGGGAACTGGTCACAATGAAACTTTACTGTCTGCTACGTGGCAGATCCTCCGCATCAGTTGAAGAAGGAATCAAAGAAGGCGACAAAGATCTGTTAGCTGACTTGGAACAAGCAGGAGCTAACGAACTGTCGCGTGTAGCTATCATCGACGAGTCTTTAAGGTTAGATGACATGGCTGCAGCTATGGAAGAAGCGAGAGCATGGTGGGGTAGAGACCCTAGTTTCGTGATGATCGACTACTTAGAGTTGCTGCCAGGCGGAGACGCTGACGCTACAGGTGTGACTACAAAAGCACAAAATGTTAAACGTTGGGCTAAAAAGCAGCGTGTCCCAGTCGGGTTAGTGCATCAAGCTGGGCGTGGTTCAGGTGAACCAGGTAAACCTGCTGGGTTGTATGCGGGCAGGTACGGTGGTGAACAGGAAGCGATCTTCGTGGTTGAAGTTTACCGTAAACGAGACAAGTACGGTTTGTCTAATTGGGAAACGAAATACCACGAGCATAGTATCAACATCAATTTGTGTAAGAATAAGAGAACAGCACGCTTGTTGGATCACACCTATTATTTGGATTCAACTGCTGGTCACGTTCAACCTTACACTGATGAGCTGGTACCAGACGATGACTGACACTCATGTCATAATGTACAGTGGTGGTAAAGCATCATGGCTTGCTGCCCATCTTGTAGCCAACAAATACTCCGAGTCGGATGTGAAACTTTTGTTTACCGACACGAAAACAGAAGATGAAGATTTGTACAGGTTTCTTTACGAAGGAGCTGAAGCTTTAGACCTTCCCCTTGTTCACCTGTCGGATGGTCGTAACATTTGGGAAGTGTTTAAAGACAACAAGTTTTTAGGAAACAACAGGGTGCCTGTGTGTTCCAGAATATTGAAACAGGAAGCGTCCGCAGGGTGGGTGAAAGAAAACTGTGACCCTGAAACAACCACTATTCATTTCGGTATCGACTGGACAGAAGCACACAGAGCTGAACGGATACCTAAACATTGGGAACCTTACACTGTGGATTTTCCTTTGTTGTGGGAACCTGTTAGCGACAAAGAAGAAGCTGATGTGCTGTTAAAAGAATACGGTGTGGAGGAACCCCGCTTGTATAAGTTGGGTGCGCCTCACAATAACTGCGGAGGGTTGTGCATCCGTGCAGGTCAAGGTCATTTCAAATGGGCTTTAGAAGCTATCCCTGAAGTTTACGCTGATTGGGAAACTAAAGAACAAGAGATGCGTGACTTTCTCAACAAGGATGTAGCCATCTTAAGAGACAGACGTGGTGGTTCTAGTAAACCTATGACGTTAAAAGATTTCCGTTTACGTGTAGCGTCTGAAGATGTTAAACAACTAGATCTGTTCGACTGGGGAGGGTGCGGTTGCATGTCGGAATATGAGTGAAACGAGTGTCGCTTTCAGTGACCTTTTCAGAGGCGGGAAGATAGCTAAAGCAGGTAAAGATTTCAGACCAATGCAAGACTGGTCAGGCGGGTTTTGCACAGCACACGGAATCGTCTATGAGAACGCCATAGAGGACCATCTAAGCGTTCCTGAGCTGCCAATCGGGGTGTACCCACTCCTAGAGGTCACAGAAGCCTCAGAAGGGCAGGAAACAGGGCATTCTAAATACATGGTTTACTGGGGGTGCGTGGACTGGGACATAGGAGAGGAACAATCATTAACACACGGACTGAACGTACAAGAATTATTGAAGCAACTAGGCGTAACATCCTGGGTGGAAATCTCACGTTCCAAAGGCTACCACCTGTGGGTTTTCTTCTCGGAACCGATACTCGCACGCCACGTAAGAGAAGGACTCATCGCAGCATGTAACATAGTTGACGCACCCATAACAGAAGTCAACCCTAAACAAATAGAACTAACAGGCAAAGGATGGGGGAACGGGGTGAGACTACCGTACCCCGCAGGAGCAGAGCCTGGACGTAACGTTATTGTCAGACACGGTGAAGAAATGACCGCATCACAATTCGCCACAACAGCTTTAATGTCCAGAGTTCTGCCCGAAGAATGGGAACCAGTACACGCCCTGTACCAACCCCCACCACCCCCACCTCCCAGAAAAACGTATGCGACTAGAAACAGTGGGAAGCTAACAGGTTTAGCTGAAGCTATCAGACGCAACGGACCGCGCCCCGAACCTAAAAAACCTAACGGAGACAGATCCGCGACCCTGTTCTCGTTAGCTTGTGCGATGGTGGAACAAGGCTACCCTGCTGGCGACATAGAAGAAGAACTCGTAGACGCTGACATAGCGTGGGGTTCAAAATTTCACAGTCGTTTCGACGGCAGGGAACGCATATCAAACATGGTCGCCGACGCAGAAAGAACAGTAAGAAAGTGACAGACGAATCAGTTAAATTCCGAACAGCATGCGAAATAATAATCGTTATTATGACAGCAGCTCTACTAATATTCACGTTGATAATCTAATGGAAACATACACCCTCATCGTAGATCGCAAACCTAAAGTCAAAGCACGACCACGCCACACGAAAGGCGGGAGAGTGTTCACACCCAAAACGACACTCATCGAAGAAGATGTAGTCGCACAAGAATGGGCCAACCAAATAGGGCAACAACTAACAGGACCGTTAGAAATAGTCCTCATGTACAGTCCCACAGCAACATCGATCACAGTGTTAAAGTCTCCACATGGGGCTAAAACGTTACGAGGTGACCTTGACAACTATGTGAAGCTCACATTAGACGCTTTGAATGGTGTCGCTTGGGAGGACGACAGGCAAGTGGTACGCATCTCAGCGGTGAAAGTAGACAAATTTGACAAAGACGACTAAACACACAACAAACTTTGCGGACAAATCGTGGAACGCACGGTTCGACACGATGGGCGACATAAGCGAAGCAGCTTTTGAACGCAACCACGAAAAATGGACACGGTACGGTTTAAACAGACCAGACTTCCCAGTGGCTAGACTCCCATTAGCCACTAGGTACACGCCAGACTACATTCTTGAAGGCAGATACTTCGTGGAAGTGCAAGGCTGCTCCCCACGTGCAGGTATCAAACTTAAACTAGAAAAATATGTTGCAATAGAAACAGCCTGGCACACCGTGATGCCCGTGCTATACTTCTTCTGGGACTCGTCCCGTAACATGTTCGTAACAATACCGTTACAAGAACTTAACAAACTAATCAAAAGTGACCAGACAACAATAGGAACTTTCAAAGACCCAGGGGTTGAGAAACCATACTGGCAACTGAAAACAAATATGTTTGAATGGACACACGATGGCGAAAAAGCGGGAGTGGCCTGAAGACCCAACATCTTCACTATGGGCCAACACAAGAACTAAAGCAGCGTTCACGAACAACAGAGCAATGAACGAACTAGAAGCTTTAATATCATTAGCGCCAGGACAAACCATTGACATCCTCCCAATGGAAAGCACACACGAACTGCGCGAAGCGTTAGCCGACGCTGTAGACAAACTGTCACCCGAAGAAGAATGGATATTCAACATCCTGTTCATCGCAGGTTTATCGTTACGACTCGCAGGCAGAGTATTAGGCATACCGAAAACGACGTTAGCTAGACGACGCGACGCTATACGACTCAAACTTTTAGAAGATCTTACAGAAAACACCGAGGTTAAAAAATGGTTACACAAAAAGAACGTAAAACCCTCATCGAACGAGTAACAACAGACGGACCTTACACGTGGCAGAGCGCAGCTCTCAGAGCCGCTGTGATAATCGACGACTACTACACGCCACGCGACCCGTCAAACAACACAGCGCTCGTGGATTTAAGAAAATATTTAGACTACATGGTGGACAGACGAGACGGCACTTGGTTAGCGTGGGCTTGCCTAGCTGAACGCACACTACACGCAGCTATAGACCACGGTGTGACCTCGTGGGCTACAGGCAGAGGCAAACCACGTGCTAAACAACTCGTTGGTTTCCTCACAGAAAAACAGAAAGCATACGGGTACGAGAACATACGCCGTTTCGGTCAAACAGGTTTATGGGTCAGGTCACACGACAAAGTAGCACGCATGGAAAACCTGATAGCAATGCACGCAGACCCAGGTTGGGAACCTTTAGCTGACACTTTCAAAGACCTGATCGGCTACTCGATCATAGGCATAATGTTAGACTTAGGGACTTTCAATCTCCCTGTCAGTGGGCAAGTCATCCAAACAAGCGTCAAGCATGTTGATTAAAGAAGCGACCCACAAACCAAAAGAAGACTGAGCCTCGTCACTACCATCCATTCCAGCGAAATAAGTAGCGACAAGGGCATCAGCTTCATCGTCATCAAACACTAACAGTAACCCAAGTTTTCCATCAGAGGACCATTTTGCGTGAGTTCCATCATCAGTGTCTAACACTCTAGACGTTGCTTGAAGATTGTCGTAAATCTCCTTAGATATTTGCCAGCCTTCTGCGTTCAGAAACTCCTGCCATTTTTCTTCAACGTCAATGTTTTCTTCCATCGTTATTTAGCTACACGATCCTTAACGAACGTCTTAGCAACAGACACAGCAGCAGCCAAGCCAGCTATACCCGCACCTTTCGCTGACGACAAGTCAGCTACAACAAACACACCAAGAAACGACTGGGCGAATGTCCAAGCCGCTCTTTCTAATAAATCGGTTAAGTTTTTCATTTTTTTTTCTTACTCCTGTTAGCTTTATCATACGCTATAGCAGCAGCCTGATCCCGTTTATAACCCTCCGAGATCAGAGTGCCTATGTTCTGAGAAATAGTTCTCTGATCCGATCCTCTTTTCAGAGGCATCTTCAGTACCTAGGTTTCTTAGGTCTACGACGTGCCATTAGTCGTTTTCATCAAACTTGGCGCGCATACCGTTACCCATCCGTAACATAGCGTCACCAGTTAACGTACCCAGATTAGCTGTAGGGCGTGTCACACTCGACACGACCACACTCTCAGCTTTAGTGCTGGGGGTAGTACCATCTAAATTGTGAGGCATCTTAACCTACTTTCCGAAAGGGCGACCGCCGTGAGCGGCGTTACCCAATTTAGTGTTCCGCAAAAACGATGCGGCTTTCTTAGCCTTCTGACTCATATCCCACATGTTGAATGAAGATGTAGAGTTATAAGGCTGCTCATCTTGTGAACCGAACGTTTCTTCAAACGTCCCGTATCCTTCACCTTTTGGCATAATAATTTTCCTTATTGTATAAACAGGCACCCGAACGTTTCACCGTTCACCACACCTGTAACCTTCAAAAAACCTTGTGTCTTTTGAAACTCTCTGACAGCGGACACAGTTTTCCTACCATAAATCCCATCAACAGGACCTGGTTCGAAACCTCGTTCCACTAACTTTCCCTGCACTAAACGCACAGGTAAACCACGGCTACGGCTAGGACGAGACAACGGCCTCTTTTTAACCTGCTCGTGTAAATCTTTAAAGAACTGAATGATCGCAGCCCAATCAATTTTCTCAGGTGCGTCTACAACACCCATACCGTTCTCAACCCAGTCACCTAACGCATCACCTGGACACGTCGTGTAGCCCTCACGACTCTTTTTACGATGCGTCGAAACCCAAAGCCCTTTGCCGAAATGGTACTCAGCGGCATCAACAACTGTTTGTAAAGAACGTAAAGCACTGTCGTTAGGCTTGTTAAAACCCCAACCAGTAAAGCACACACTAATGGAACGACTGTTCCAACCTTTAGTCCCCGCTCCACGATTATCCCAACCTCTCCCTTCAAAAATTACGCCACTCTCATCAACCAACCAGTTGTAGCCAATACCGTCCCAACCTTTACCCATGTGGTGACGTTCAAATGCTTTAACAGCATCAGAGTTCTTAGGCCCGTTCTCCACACCAGAGTGGTGAATGACCACGCCTTGTACTTTCGCACGGTTAAGTTTGTCGAATTTTCCTTTTGGTGGCGGTTGAGCGCCCCATTCTTTTCTTGAGATGTGCTTCATCTATTTATACTCCGTTTTGTCCCGCTATTTTCGTCGGTTCTCAAGATCTTGTTGATCCCGTATGTCTTTTTCAAGTTTCTTTTGATCCTCATACCACGCATAACGATCATCAGCGTCGGTATGAAAACGCAAACTTCCACCAAAGAAGAAACTTACCATAGTAGAAATCCAACGTCGTTCTTTAGCTGTTTCATTAGGCCAAATTCTACGAGATTTACCCAAAACAGCATTGAAAGCTTCTAAAGTATAAATGTCATTATCTCTCATTTTCCACTCACCCTTAGAGTTACGTTCAGCGCGCCCTAATTTTTCGAGCGTTTCCATAACACCAGGTATCACAGTGTAAATATTAGGAACTTGTTGAAACCTTCCTGTTAAAGGCAAGTCACCAAAAAGTTGTTGATCGAAATGAAGTTCAATAGGCAATTTTACAAACGGAGCAAAACCTTGAGCCAACTCAGAAGGCGCGCTTTTAGGATCATTTATCATTTTAGCAAAACCTTGAAAAGGTAAATCTGGGTTAGTCATAGCGCGCCCACCTTTAAACATCAATGGCAGCTCTATACCCCAACGTTCCAAAACATAACTAGGCCACAAATTTTCTTCACCTATATCTAATTCCAATTCGCCTTTGAGTTGAGCCAAACGTGAATATGCAGCAGGATTTTTACCCATTGATTCTATTAACACAGGAATAATAGATTTTTGCCATTTCCAAAACGGATAAACTTTTTTAATTCTACGTTCAAAATTGGTCAGATCAGCGTAATCAAAATGATATTTAGAAACCAACCCGAAAGCCTCATCAAGAGATTTGCCTTTATAAGCAATAGCGTCAAAAGCAACAGCGCCACGCAACATAAATTCCATTCGCTCATTAGCACGCCTCATTCGTTGAAAAAGATAAAAGTCTGCACTAAAAGGATTTAACGTACCACTTTTACCTAAAGCATCTGACGCCACTTCAGACACTGCTTGACCTCGACCGATAATACCAGCATCAACCATTGAAGAAAAAATTCTTAAATCATCTGGTGACGCTGTTCTATTTGATTTGTTACCAAACACTTTTTTTAACGAAATGGTGTTACCTTCATCACGCAAAATTCTTGCACCATTAACCAGCTTGTCGTAAGTCGTAGGCCCTTCACCTCTGCTAACAGCCGCCCTTCGCATCGAATCAAGCTTTGAGTGTAGCCCCATCTCGATACCAGCTATACCAGAATTAATCCACACACCGCCTTGTCCGTTTCTTAAAATAAACCCTGGCGAAGCTATAGCACCTGCTTTCCACCAGTTTAAAAACTTACCGTAACCTTCTAAAAAATCTTTAACATTTTGAGGATCATTAATGCGAGCTGAAGCTAAAAAAGCATCATCAAATACTTCTTTAAATTCGTTAGTGTTAACAGACAAGTAATCATCAAAACCTACTTGAGTCATGCGATTAGAGTTAGCTATATTATAATTTTCTTGAAAACCTAAAATACTTCGCTGGTTATTAATATTCTTAATAGCTTCAGCTTGACTCTCAGCGGCTGTCAACTGGACTTTCAAATCGGGACTTGCTTTAGCGTTAGCAATATCTAAACGCAAAGCACGAATCTTATTATTTTCCACGGTGTTAATCATGTCTTCAAGGTTGGCTACATTCTCAGACGCTTCACCATAAATACGGGCTTCAACTCCTAAAGCTTGCTGTAAACGTTGAACTTCGGTATCTATCAAATTTTGTTGAAAATTTATAGCATCTTCTTGGAACTTAATATAATTTTGAACTTCAACAGGGCGATTAACATACATCCCTGAACTGAAAGCATCTTCAATGTTTTTAATTTCTTGATCTATTAAACGTTGAGCTTCAAATATTTCTTGATCGTTGCGAGATAACTGCATCCACGATGCGTCTAATTCTGTGTCTAACTTTTGAGCTTCTTTATAAATTTTTTCCCACGCTATAAAACGTTTAACAGCAGGATCTTTACGATCAAAACCTTTAGGCAAAGGACCTAAATCTAATTCACCTTTAAGTAAAGCCTCCAACCTTTTCATACCAGCAACAGTTTCGTCAGCTAACAAAGCTTTCGATTGTCCCATGTTGTAAGATTTTAAAGCATTACCAATAGTGTTAATGTTTCTTTCCAACTGTGCGAACAGTGCAGGATTATCTGCAACTGCTTGAGCGCCACGAACAGCAGTTAATATTTTGTTAACCTGATCCAATTCTTGTCCAATGACAGAAGATCTCGCAGCGTAAACTTTGCTTTGTTCAGCTAAATTTTTTTGAATCCCACTGATAGCCCGATTAGAACCAGGCAACATGACTTCAGGCAATTCAGATACTTCCTCCATCAGATCATCGAGTGTTAATTGAAGCTCATCAAGAACCCTGCGAGACGCAGCGGCATCTAACTTAGCGCCTTGCTCCAAATCAGTTATTTTATTTTGAGCCTCAACAGCTATTCTGCGTTCTTCTTTTAATTTAGCTTTGTTAGTATCAACTTTTTGTAAAGACTTGTTTAAACGTTGCCACAAAACTCCTTGAAAATTCTTTCTTGATATTTCTCTAGGAATAAACTGGCCCGCATTTTCTAAAGATGTAGCCACTCTAGTGTCAGACGCTAACCTACCTAAACGAGCTATGTACCCTTCAGCTACTTTAAAGAAATCATCTTCAAACATTTGTTTCCATTCATTCCCAAATGCTCTTTGACCTATTTCTTCCATTTGTTGCTGAACCCCTATACCCACTCCTTTAGGTCCAGTTACATCAAAAAGTTCTTCACCATAAAATTCTTTTTTATATAATTTAGCGGTGCGTTTCAAACCCATATCTTCAACAAGCTTTGCATATTGAGAAGGACCCACATAGGTGGGGGATCTAAATTTTCTGCTAGGCGTGTTAGGTTTAAAAAAATTGTTTTTATTTTTCACATTGCCTTGTTTCAACATTCTTGAAGCAAACATGTCATTTATTAAAGGCTCAAATCTTGCGTCACCCGCGATGTCGTCAAAACTTGTTTTAGCATTATCCCAAAAATTTACAAGACTTTTATGAAATTCTATTCCGTCATTACCTAAACTGCGTATAGAATCAGGTAACGCAGGGTTAACTACTTCACGACCAGCAACTACAAGAATGTTACCTGCCTCATCTGTCAAATAGGTGGGTTGAGCAGAAGCTAACTGAATATCAGCAAGATCGACACCCAATTCATCAGCTTTTGAACGAATCATGTTCATTTCAGAACCCAAAATAGTTTCTATTGTGCTTTTAGCTACACTGCCTTCATCTCTTATAGCAACTAATTTTCCTGCAAGTAAAGCAGCATCAGGATCGTCAGTCAATACAGGCATTTGTCGAATCTCAGCTTTAGTGTTTACTAACTTTTCACCAGCTCTAACAAGTTTTAAACGACTAGCACCATTTAAAAGCAAACCAGGAACAGAAGCAATAGCTCCAGCAATTCCCGCTGTGCCAGGTAAAGTCACAGCTTCTACAGCCATTTTAGAAGCCATACGAGCAGCTTCTTTTATAGGATCATCCAACAATTTGACAGCCGCTTTGCTGGCCTCATCGCTACGACGCATCAACCGCATAGCTTGCAAAATTTTGTCATTATTTTTTGCAACCCAACCTTTGTTTTGACCTAAAACAAAATCAGGTAATTGTTTAATTCTTCGTTGATCCCATTTTGCACCGCCTTTGCCACGTGTAATAAAATTCATAGGATTTTCTACTACTTGACGACCAAACCTTCCCGTGCCTGGCATAGTGAAACCCATACCTGCCCGAATACCTATTTCATCTAACGCAGTTTTACCGTTAGGCATTTTAATTGTGCCAGCGGAAGCTGTGCTTCTAGTCGTTTCAACTCTTTTAGCGGCTTTAAGAAACGCCTCAGATTCTTTAGCAGTTTTAGCAGTATTAGAAGCAGTTCTTAAAGCTTCTGCTGTTTTAGTAGCATTAGTTAAACCTCTAGCTGCTACCCCAGCCATTTTGCCGTAAACCACGGGATCAAAAGTAAAGTCTAAAATTGCTCCAGGAAGCCACGAGTGTTGGTAACCTATATCTTCTAAATATCCTGTTACACCTACGTCTCTTAAAACTTCTCCAAAAAGATAATTGTCTGAAGTTTGTTGCCACCAATCTGAACCTGAAAAACCTTCGCCTTGAAAAACGTCTGCGATTTCTTGAAATGTTGAAGCTACTGCAGCACGAGGTGTGTCTACAATGTCGAGAAAATCTCCAAACCTGCCTAAGTAATCTATGTCACCAGATCTTTGGGGTTCAGGATCTTTTGCAACAGGTAAAGGTTTTGTTATAGGTGCAATACTTCTAGCACGTTCTAAAGCTTTTGTGATACGCCCATCGGGACCTGTCGCTGCTCGCTGAGTTGCTTTAGCTCTTTTTAACGCTTCCTCTATTGGAGAATAAGCCACAATTAATCACAACTTAATCGAGAATTAATTAGTGTATTTGTTGCCAAAATTAGCAATGTTAAACAATATTTTGTCAAAAATGTTTGACTCGTTTTCAACTTCTGTATCCATTTCTGCCGCTGTTTCAGATTCTTGACTTAACATTTCAGCCATTGCTGCTTCTAAGTCTTCAGCAGAATAACCAACTTCTCCACCGTTATCAGCAGCCGTAGCAGCCGTTTCTATGCCAGGTTGCAACAAAGTGGGAACAAAAGATTCTCGCGTTGCTTTTAGTTGTAACATAATGTCAGCAGCTAATTGTGAATCATCAAGATTAGCAAGCAACCAACTAGAAACGTCACCATCAGAACCTATTGTGAATCCTTGATATGGGTCAGACAAAGATTCTTGTAACGTGTCAAAAGTATCTTCATCTATGTCTAAATTTTTTAACATGTCATTCAACACGCTAGGCAACAAATCACGATAAGGGTATTTGTTTTTCAAAATCTGATTTAGCCTCTGGTTAGCATCTAACCCCGTATAAGGATTATCAGGATCAAACGGCATTAATTGACCCGTTAAAGGATCGATACCTTGAGACATGAGATCCATCATTGTGTCATAGTTGTCGTTTTCCATTTTAGCAAGCGAAGATTGTAAATCGTCTGCACTCTCAGCTATTGCTATACGCTCCTCAGAAGCTCTCTGCTCACGACCTGATTGAATACCAGGAGTGTCTACATTCGCGTACTGACCTGCAAACATAGCGCCCTCAGGGACACCAGTGAACGGAGATAACAACTCGGATGACAAACCACGCTCACGAGCCGTTTGACGATCCTGAGCAGCCAACATAGCAGCACTCAAATCCATCTCCCTCGCTGTAGACCGCAAGTCCTGACCGAAACCACCAAACACAGCTTCACCCAACAAAGCCCTGTCAGCATCAGCGGAAGTGCCTATGCGACCAATAGCATCCAAATAGTCTCGTTCAGCGTCGCGACCACCCTGATAGGTGGCATCCATCATAGCGAACTCGTCAGCTACCAAACCAGGATCTATGCCCGCTGCTATCAACTGGGCGTTCAAAGCATTTCTGTCAGCATCACGTTCAGCTTGTGAAGCAGCCATCTCGCTTTCAAACCCTGTCATAACACCTGCTTGTTCAGCTAGAAAGTCGTTAAAAACTCTTTCACGTTCCGTGTCGTACAAAGTTTGTGCTGCTTCTATGTCTATTAAACCTTCGTCTAACATTGTTTGTATAGCGGCTTCTCGTTCAGATAACGTTGTTTCAACGATACCTAGTTGCCTGTCTAAAGGACTGCCTGCACCCATACCAGCCCCTACACCAGCTCCTGCTCCTGCTCCTGCGCCTGCGCCCGCTCCAGCACCTGCACCAGCACCAGCCCCTGCGCCAGCTCCTGCCCCTGTGCCAGCTCCTGCGCCTGCACCAGCGGGAGTGTAGTTACCTTCGACCCAAGTGCCTTTACCAGCTAAAGCATCTAAATAATCTTGCTCATTATTAAAAGCACCTAAAGTTTCAGCTAAATCAATTCTTTCTTTTTCAGTCATTAAAGACAAATCGCGCAAATACGCATCCACATCACTTAAACCAGATTGGACTACAGGCGGGTCAGGGTACGGAGGATTATACATGTCCGCACCAGCACCAAACTCGTTTGCTACAACTCGTGCAATAGTATCTAAAGATTCAGCATCAGTAGGCATTTGAGGGTTAGAAGCATACATAGAAGGAGTGTTGTCCGTTATGCCACTTTGAGCGTCTATAAGCTGTTGAACCTTAGCCCAATCGACATCAGCTAAACTAGGGGTTCCACCCACGTTAGGGTTATTAACAGTCATACCTGAAGAAGCTAAACCTGAAGAAGCCGCACCAGGTTGTTGAACAAAAGATCGTGGCATAGTGCCACCAACATTAGGATTAAAACCTGCCATGCCAGCAGAAGCAGATTTCATCGCAGCACTAATACCTCTTTTAGCAGGATCAGAAACATTACCAGAATTAGCAAGATACTGGTCTAAAAGATCAGCGTCATAAACTTGTTGAATCTTTTTTATTACAGGATCTTTAGCTACAGTTCTAGGAGTTATACCACTAGGAGAATAAAAACTACCCGTAACATTAGGACCACTAGATTGACGAGGCTCAAAACCACGCTGACCAGGATCTTTAGTAAAACCAGAACTCAAATTACGAACGGCAACACTAGAAGTCCCGCCACGTTGACCAGGATCCATCGTTCTTCCGTAATTAGCTTTTCTTTCAGCTTCTTTAGCAGCTAAATATTTTTTGTACGTAGCACCACCTTGAACGGCGTTAGCCCGTGGGTCTAATATTCTACTTTTTCCTCTATTCGCAGGATTTTGCGCCATTACGACAAAGCCTCTCTAATCTGAGCTGCACGCTCCGCACGACCAGAAGCCGTACCCATCACATCCTCAAACCTTGAACCAGAATAATCACCATAAGTGTTAAGATTCTCCAAAGCTATATTAAACAAAGCCTGATCCAAAGCACCCCTAGCCTCAGAACGCTGACGATCAAACGCAGCAGCCTGCTCCGCCAACGCCATGTTCTTCAAACCAGAAGTCTCCAAACCACGACTAGCAAACTGGGCTGAAGTACGAGGAACCTGCTTCTTATAACCCTTAGTCATATCAAACTTGTTTTGCCCGTAATTAGTCAACGCACCCTTCTTAGAGAACGTAGTACCAGCCAACGCTCTCGACAAACGCGCACTCGGTGTAGTCCCATAAGGGTCACGAAGATTATATTTACTAATAGGATTAGTCCCGAAAGACGGAGCAGAACCAAAAGCCATACTTACCACTTCACCTTATTAGCCCAATAAGCAGCAGACATGTTGCCTTTCTTAATGTTCGCACCATGCCTGGCTTTAAACGAACGTGAACGAGCAGTGTTGCTTTTGTCACCCGTCACACCCTTTTGACCAAAACGAATCAACTTTACTTGACTACCTTTTTTAGCTAAAACAGCGTGAGATTTTTTAGGATGATTAGGCGTTCTTTTAGGTTTGTTGTAACCCGAAAACTTTTCGCCCGCACGTTCAACAGTCATTTAGTTAAACACCTGACCCGCAATAACAAGGGTGGCAGTGTCCACAACAACATTGAGAGTGACAGCCCCCGAAGACCCACCTCCGCTCATGGCAGTACCAGCACTGACATCCGAAATGTCGCCCGTCTGCCCTTGTGTAAGACGCTGGTTGATACGTTGTACGCTCATTGCAACACTCCTTATCCAAAGTAGGTGATCTGAATATCAGAATCTGATGATCCAGCCCTGATGAA